TGCTGTAGGAACTGCGCCTACATCACTAGCAGTAAGCACAACTGCACCTGTGTATCCATTAACACTTACTACAGCATCAGTATTGTCTACCTTTTCCCAAGAAGTTCCGTTATAGATAGCCCAGTCACCTACCTGCCAGTCAGTAATTCCGTTCAAATTGGTGTTACCAGCCACACTAACTACGTAGTAGTATCCTTTTGTACCTATTGAACTCTGTAAAAACGGAATGTTACTGGCAGCATTCCAAGTTCCTTGGTATGTTACTCCAGTTGTTAGTCCATTAATTTGATTTTGAACCTTACCAAATGCCTGTAAGATGGTATCTGAAGCGACAACGGTACCGCCAGTAATGTTTAATCCTGTTAATATCTTGCTAATTACAGCACTGTTGCTCAATGTAACACTAGCATTGCCGGGCCCCGAGCCAGTTGCCTCGCCTGAAAGCTGAGTAATGTAGTTACCTTGTGCCTGATAGATAGGGATATTTAAAACCTTACTAATGTAAGTTGCTGCCCCTCCTGTACCATTAGTTGTTAGGCTATCAATAGTTGATATATCCCAACTTCTATTTGCCGAAAGATTATATGTTACACCATTAATTGTAAGCGTTCTTGTTTGAGGAGTATAGACTGTGCTATCTAGGCTACCATCAGCTTTTACAAACTGTGATGCAAGACCTCCCGGTACAATAAACGCAGAAGCAGTGATATTAAATGCACCTAAATTTACGTTCTTAGTGGCGCCTGTATAAGGCACATAGTCCTGCCCAATCAATGTTCCAATAGAACTTATTGAAAAGTTTTTGGTGTCATTGAGATTCTCTACATCTGTACCTATCAACAAATCGTTGGGGGTAGGTATAGATATAATTGGGTATGAACTTATCTTTGCCATTATGGAAGATTAATATAGGAAGTTTTTCCGTTATTTCTAACAGCCTTTAACTTTTGTTTTCTATTTGCCCCTTTAGCATAGCTTACGTGAACCCAATCTGGATTAGCATCTGTGCCGAATTCCCAAATAAGCTGATCAAAGTCTAGCTTATCCTTGATAAAATCAAACACCATCTTATTGGTAACTCCACCTTTAGTGCCATCCATGTCGATGTCAATCGCTTGACCCTTACAATGCTGAGAAGACAAACTCCCCTTAATGAATGTATTCAGCTCCTTGGATCTGTACCCAGAGCTGATAAAGATTGGTGTATTAAAATGCAAACGAATAGGTTCGAATACCTTCTCTGCTAATAACTTAAAGTTCTCTAAGTGCTCAGCAGTAGGTGTATTGTCTATTCCATTTCTTTTAGCCGAGTCACTTCGTGTAACCTCAGACAAATCTAAGTGAGCGCTGATTTTCATTTCTTAATAAAATGCTCATAATGAAAAAATGCTCCCCATAAAAACACGAGAGCAAGACCACAATTCATAAGAACCTCAGTAGATTGAGGATTGGATAAGCTAATAAAACTTAGAATAGAACCGCAGGCAATAAATGATAAACCAGTTTTAACAAAAAGAGATTCATATTTAGGTAAAGCTTTTATTTTTTGATTGTTTGAACCAAAAATAAAAATGATAAAGAATACCATTGAGATACCAATAATTAGATTGGCAAGTGCGTTGATGTAAATCATTTTTCCTCTTTTAAAACTTTTTCAGATATTTTTTCTACTCCCTTAAGACCTAGGAAACCAAGTATGAAAGCAACTCCCATCTGATACTGATTGCTAATGTTAATCATATCGCTGACAATCGGGGTAATGTAGTTGGCACTTGAAACCCCTGTTATGATTGCAAACAGAGTTGTTCTTAAATTAATGCTACTATTCTTACCAAGCATAATAAGGCTTCCAAATAAACCCGCCAATGCTATTCCTATATTTACACCGATTAATTCAAGAAATTCTTTCATGATTTAATTTTCATTGTGTTTCTTAAATATCTTTTCGGCTGCTGTGATCCCCAAGGCAGCCGCAGACAAAGCAGCAACGGAATAAACCAATGCCTCGCTTGGCTCATTAACTGAATCGTGGTTTGCATACAACGTATAGCACAAAGCAATGGCTGAGAATACACCGACAAATCTCTTGCTAGAAGCTTCTCCGTTCTCGCTTAGAAATCCTTTTGACCAACTAAAAAAACGTTTCATCTTCCTTGTCCTCTATATTTTTTAGGTTTATTTAATGGATTTGAATAGGACTTCTTTGCTTTCCCATTCCTTCTTTTTCCGAAGCTAACCTTTTTTACACTTGCAACTGCCTTTGCCATTCTACTTTAATATTTCAAAAATTACTTTTAAAGCACCAGCCCCAACAAGTGTGACAAGCGCATAAAAATAATTCTTGTATTTCTTTAATTCAGACTTCAACTCATACACCTCTTTCTTCATCGTCCTCAATTCTCCAATCATTCCATTAGAGTCTTTGTCAATAGGATTACCTGAAAGTAAAGTGTGCATATCTTTAACAATAGCCTTAACTTCAGCCACGTCATTTTTTAACGCATCCAATTCAGCTGCCATATAATCAAGCCTACTGTTTTCTTGAGGATTCATTTACCAGAGAGCTACAATATTATTGGCTGTTGTAGTACTAGCAAACACTCTAATTACTTGGAAGGTAGTTAGAAATCCGTTTGGTATGTTCTGGAACGTGATGTCATCTCCACCTGCCGTTAACACACGTAGGATTCCTCCTGTGCCAACATATAACACGCAGCCTTCTACCTCACCATTTCCAGGATTTGGAATGTCAACAGTATCACTTTTCGTGACTACTGCTGCTCTTGATTGTTGTAATTTCTGATACGCCATGTCTTTATTAATTATTCTTGTTTATATGGGAACGCACGATTAAGTGCATCACGTCTTTTTCCGCAGCCGCAGTCACTTCCGGTCGCTTTGCTTACAGCTTCAGCCACTTTCTTAATTCCTGTAGCGGTTGTTATCTTCTCGATAGTATCTCCTAATCCTTTGCTTTTCATATCGTTATAAGAAAGAATGGCACCAACCAATTAAGACTGATGCCGCTCTTACCGTGTTAAATCAATAGTCTATTAAACTTCTTCAACAACTTGCTCGGCCTCAATACCTTCAACCCATCCAGCCAAGAACTTAAAGTCCTCAATGCCTTCTTTTGAGAAGGTGAACTGATAAAACTCAAAGGTATCATCAAGAAGTTTCTTCATGTCCTTAGCCATGGCCTTGATGCCATCCTTAGTGAACTTGTACTCACCCTTCTCATTCAATTCCAATACACCATTAGACTCAGTGTATGCATGATCAAGTCGGATGTCCTCACGCTTCTCGTTGTAATCTTCAAACAGGGGCTTAATCTTTTCAGCAATCTTCTTAAGCTTAGCCTCTGCCTTACTTCCTTTTTCAACTGGAGTCGAGTTCAAGAATCGAACTAGTTCCAATAACTCTGCATTTGTTTTGTTTACTTTCTGTGCCATTTGATTTAAATTTTAATGATGAACAAATATAGTTAAACTTTAGAAATTCTTTTACCCATACCTACTCTACTTTTCTCAGCTTTCTTGGCTGCAAGTTTAGCAGGTGATATTTCACTCTTAGTCTTTGGTGTCTCTGATGACACTCTCTTTGTTGGTCTACAGTACTCATTCTTACCTCCAGCCCCACAGGCTTTACCAGTCTTAGTGTCCTGCCACTTCTCCTTCTCCCAACGCTTTAGTGATGTTCCTGACTCAGTCTTGCGAACAGAGCCTGAAGCCTTCCTACATTTAGCAATAGCCTGTGAAGCCCTCGCTGAAGGGAACACATCATACGATGCCTTTACCTTTTTGTAGCAAGAGTCTTTCATTTCTTTTTAGATAGTACCTTTCTCTTAGACTCAGCACTTAAATCCATGAAGTGGTAAAGGTCTTTGCTAGACTTAGTGTGGCTTTTGCCAGTCATAATTTTTCCATTATGAGCATGCTGGTTTCCAGTCCACTCAACTCCATCCTTTAAATAATGACCTCTACTTTTCCAAGATTGGCTCATCAGTACTTTCCTCTCTTACTCTTAGGTGATGATTTGGTAGATCCTCCCGGACCTGCCCATAGGTTCTTACATGCCCAGTACCTAGCAGATAGTTTATCTGTAGCAGTACTGCACTTGTGTCTAGCCTTAAATGAAGACCGTGCCGCTGCCGAATAGTTATGACCATAACCCTCAGCTCCAAAGTGGATTAGTTTCTCTTGTCCATTAG